TATGTTTTCTGATAGATATGATTTGGCATTCGCTAATGGTGGAGACCAAAACAATGATACGATTCCCGAAAGAGAAGTTTGTGAGAGATTAGGTATCCAATTATTGGATGGGTTGGGTGATAAAATCCAAAGTAGTAGTTGGTTGATTGGTAAGGATTTAATAGAGCGTACAAATCGTTATTTAGAATTATTCTTAACAAAAAATGTAAAAGGATTAGAAAATGAAATGTATTCAGAAGCTATCCACCTTAGAGATTGGAATGGTGAATGGAAAGGTAGATACTCCGTTTTAGAGATGAACGAAAATTTATTTAATGCAGATTTTCATATTGTACCATTGGATATTAAACAGGCAGATAATACAACCATTGCTACATTTAATTTACATATAGTAGGTACGATGTATAAAGTTGTAGATATTATTGAATGGGATGATGATGGTAAGATAAAAACAATATTTGCATATAATGGATAAAAAGAAAGGGAGTTAATTACTCCCTTTTTTTATTTAATCTTCGTTATGTGTTTTACCATTTGTATAATGCCATGCCGAACCGCTTGGATATCCATACGCAGTTGATGTTACTCCAAATCCAAATGGTGGATTAGCAATTGTTATAGAACCGCCACCTGGTGTTGTTGTAATTGTTGTACCATTAGTATCTCCACAATAAACTTCGTATGGTTTATATGGATTGTATGGCTGTGGTTGGATAAGTGGGTTTGTCATTGGTGCAGTATTCGGAACTCCAAACGGAAATCCTATTGGGGTTTCATCTTTAACCTCTGCCAATTTATCTTTTAATAAATCCCATTGTTTTGGAGTAATGTTAAATTCATGTACTCCTTCCGTAAATCCTTTTAACCAAAGTATAAATTCTTTTGATGTCATAACATATATATTTGTATATATAAATATAATGAAAATAAAAAAGGGAAACAAATATTGTCTCCCTTTTCTTTTATATTTTTCTTTAGATTAGAATTCTAAGATTGCGTAATCGTAAGTAATTGTTAATGTAATCATAACTGGTTCATTTGAACTCCAGTCTACATCACCAAATTCTGCTGAACTAATGAATGCTCCTACTAATTTCCATTGTTCTACTTTATCACCCACAGGTCCTAACATATAGAAATCGATATTCTTTTTATAGAAGTCTGCATATCCGTCTCTACCAGTGATAGATTCGTGTCCACTTCTAATCCACTCCATTACCGATTGAGCACCACTTGGTACAATTGGGTCGTATAGAGTGATAGTGATATCAGTCCAATTAGATTTTCCTTTAATTTTTCTCTTTAAGTTGATATGATCTAATTCTACTACTTCACTTTCGATTTTAGGTCTGTTTGCAGTTTTAATCATGAATGATGGAATACCATCGATTTCCATTATAAAACGATTCGCTAACTTTGGTTCAAAGTTGGTATAAAATATCTTATCAAATGATAGTACGTCAGCCATTGTTTATTCTCCTTTACTTATTATAAGTATTTCTTTTTTTAATTATGCGTTAAAACTTGCCCCAGTTGGTAAGATGTTGAAATCAATTTGAATGAATTCAGCAGTCTTAGTTGGTTGTAAAAATATAGCACCTTTCATAATGTTTCTATCAATTACATCTGGAGTATTATTAGTATCATCCATTACTACTTTGAAAGCATATAAACCTTGCTTCTGTTGGATTCCCTCTAAGTAAGGGTTAACAGCGTTTAAGAATTTATTTCTTGTATCAGTTGTATTTTGTTCGAATACTAAGTATCTACTTGTTGAAGCAATGTATTTCTTAACTGTGATTAACAATCTTCTTACATTGATTCTATCTAAAGCTGATGGCTTAGCTTGCAAAGTTTTTTGTCCGTAAGCACTAATACCTTGTCCAGGAAATTGTGCGATTGGATTTACTCTACCTTCGTATAGTTCATCTCTTTCAGCGTGAGTCAATCTATTAGTTACCGCTACGGCTCCCATTAAACCACCTCTATTCAAACCTGCAGGTGCGAACCATTCTGCTGCTAATCTATCGTTATTAGCGTAAACTGCTGGCATAATTACTGAAGGTGGAACTGCGATTAATTTATTTGTATTAACATCAATTGTCTTAACCCATGGATAATAAACACCTGCGTAGTTTGTATCTAATGGTTGTACTGCTGCTACTGTTGCATCAATGTTAGCACCTTGTCCAGCTGCATCCATAATATAGAAAGCATCTGCTCTATTTTCACAAAGGTCAATACCTAATTGAGATACATAAGGATGATCGTTATAGTTTACACCAGGTAATACTAATAAGTTAATATCCCACTCATCTACATTTGATAATGCGTTTAAACATCTAGCATATGCTGCACTACCACTAGCAGTTGCACCACTTAAATCAAATCCTTGTGAGTTAGTTTCACTTATATTTGTTCCTTTATATGAAGGAGTTGTTGGATTTAAACCATCAAAACCACCTTGGAATGCAATTGTAAATGTTCTATATGATACTGCTGTTGCACTTGCATTTGAAGTTAATGGTAAACCTACCAATGTATCTAATGAGAATACTGAGTTATTTCCATTATAACCAAGAGTTTCAGTTAATGGTTTTAAGAAAAGAGTATTATCAGCATTATCTAAATTAATACCACTAGCATAAATAGATGAACCATTTGATGCGGTTGTGAATGTTACACCAGGTAAATTAGCTAATTCAGTAGATGAACCACTTATAAAGTTTTCATATGCTGCGTGTGCGTAAGGTACTGCTGTTATAGGATATAAATCAGAATCTTTAGTTTCTACTCTAATATATTTAGATTTGTTGCCCCAATCACCTAATTCTGTAATTTTACCAAACGCATTAATTGTTTTGTAACCATCACCGATTACTCTAGCGATATAGTTAACTGCAGTTGGGTCTAATGTTACATTATTATATTGTTCTAATATTGTTTGTCTTCTATCAGTATCACCAAATGCTCTAACATAAACTGAGAATGAACCATAATCAGAACCATTGATATCACCAGCTGCTTTAACATTACCAATAGTAACTTTATATCTTGTATTTTCTACATTACCATCAGCTAAAGTATGTAAACGGAATAAGTCATATCTTAGTCCACCCATATCTTGTGATTGAATCCAAGGAGTAGAAGCGTAAGTTGCATCGTATGTAAAATTTTGGTCACCCAATGTTACAAATGATGCACTTGCAAATTGTTGTAATGGATTTTGTACTAATGTACTACCACTTAAACTAGCACTATAATATGAATTATATACATTAGTTGCTGCATCAGAAAAATACCCATATACATAGGCTTCTTTTGTTCCTAATGGTGAAGTACCGAATACATCATCTATTGATTGTGTTGATAATGGAACTAATGACGCTGCATATGAACCACTAAGTGTTAATCCACCATATGATACATTACCATATCCAGATACAGAACCGGAAAACGTTGTTGAGAAAGAGTTAGTATCTGTATCTGTATTAAATAATACAGCTACTGATTTAGATACAATAGTATTTGTTGAACCAGATGGTCCTGCTAATGTTACTAAAACCGGTGCTTTTTCAGTATATCCACCGATACCTGCTACTCTACAAATTGTTACTACACCAGCTTCTCTCAAATAATTTTGAGCAGTTAATTCTGTGTAATATGTACCATCCGCGGCACCGAACACATCCGTTAATTCAGATTGTGTTGTTATGATTGTTGGTTTGAATGCTGGTCCTTGTTTGAAAGGTCCTACGATTGCTGCTCCAATTTCACCTACACCTTGTGCGATGAATGATAAATCGTTTTCTCTTGTAAACACACCAGGTGATACTAATTTTTCAGCCATTTTATTGTTTCTCCTTATAAATTATGTTATAATATTCTAATATAAATATACAAATTTAATTGTAAAAATATATTATTCTTGTGTTTTAATTGTAAATTCACCGGTAGTAGTATCTAAATTACCATCTCCGTATTCTTTTTGAATTTCACTTAAAACATTTTGTTCTTCTATACCCAGTCTTGCTAACTCTCCAAACATTTCTTCTTCTTCTACTTTAAGATTTGTTTGATTAATTTTGTTTTGTCCGATTAAAAAAGTTAGTTCGTTAAACTTACCTTTTAATTCATTGATTTTTGCTAATTGTTCATCTTTAATTTTTGCCATAATCTTTATTTATTTGTTCTATATATATAAATATATATTTTTTTACTCAAACGATATTATAATCCGTATCTACCTTTTAAATTGTTCCAAACATATCCTATTTCAGTTGCAGTTAATGCTCTTTGATAGAAAAAGAATGAACCTAAATTACCAGTATTATTTTGCATTAAATAAATATCAGATGTTCCAGTAGTTGCTGCTGCGGTTGAAGCTCCAGTTCCTACTTCTACATTATTATTATATATCTTAGTTGTACCTGCACCGGTTGTTACTGCAATCATATGCCATCCTGTTAAAGTTTGTGATGTTGCACTTCTATTACCATTTGGAGTTGATGTAAATGCAATAGTTGTTGAACTAGCATTTAATGTATAATCAGTTCCTCTACTTAATATATTACCTGCACTATTTTGTACAAACGCTATAATAGTATATCCATTTCCAGATGTTGTATTAAAGTTTGTATTACCTGTACCACTACTTAAACCATTTTGTTTAATACCATATTTACCACTTGCAAATGTTAATGATTTTGGAGAGGTATTATTAAATGTAGGTACTGCAATTGCCGGATTTGCATTACCACCGGTTAAGTTAAAACCGGTTGAATATCCTGCTACATCATTAAAGTTTGTAGTTGAAACTGCTGTGTTATAAGATGCTGCAAATTGTGGTTCTAAATAACATACTAAATTTGTCCAAGGAATTGGTGCAGTTGCTGCTCCTTTATTATGTGAAACGAATCCATTAGCCAAATAAGTATGTGCTACATCTATTGTAATTGTTGCAATTTCTAATGTTCTACCAATGTATTCTATTTTTTCTATTAATATATCTTCTACTAAACCTGTTTCTACATTATATTTTACAATCTTATCACCTTCTACCAAATCTTCTGCTCTTGTAAATTGATAAGTTTCGGTAATATTATCCCATGCAAAGAAAGGATGTGCGTGAGTTGATTTAACTTCACCATAATTAATAGATACATATTCATCAATAAACGAAAAATAAATATTACTAACAACGGCATCTACTACATCACCATTACTACTTGCTTCATTATACCACCAATACCATTCACTTTGATCATTTTCAGGTAACCAAGATGGCATTCCAGTTGGTACAAATGTTTTAATCGTATCACCTACATATAAATCTGCTGCTTTTATAGTTGAACCGTCTGCCATTAAAATATCAGTATCGGTTGCTACACATAATGCATCTGAATTAATTGAGTTATATGAATCTACTGAATAAATTGTTTTTGTTGATGTTGTATTATAGTTAGTTGCATTTACATTGTAACCATCTGCATAAGTAACTGATAATGTTGTACCATTACTACCACTATAAGTTGAACCTGCTAATGTTTTTGCACTAATTGCAGTTGATGAACCTTTTGAACCAATTGTAAAATAAGTATTATCATTTACTGTAATCGTATAGTTTGCTGCAATGTTTTTTACTCTATTATCAAACGCCAATCCTTGTGTAGTAAAAGCAACAACAACATTTTCAGATGTGTTTTCTACTATATAAGTAAATGGTTGAGTGATTGCTAAACTATCAAATGCGAATGAACTCATAGATACTGCTGTACCTGCTGAATTATTTGCTGTATTTAATGATGATGCTCCTACTCTTGCTGTTCCTTGGGTTGCTTGATATAAACCACCTAAACTTAAATTTGTCTTTGCCATATTATTGTTTTCCTTTAACTATTATAAATATCTAATAAATTATTAACCCATTTGTTTCTATCCGAATACTCTAACATTCTTTCTTTTAATTTATTGAACCAATGTTTTTTGTATTCGTAATCACTATTTTTTATCCATTGTATTGTTCCTTCAAATTCAGTTTTAGTATCTGCTCTAAAAGGATAATTCCAATCTTTCATCCACTCTTTACTTAATATAGGTAGTTTTCCATAATCAACCGCTTGAAATATTGAATATCCAAATGGTTCATAATTAAAACAACTATGTGAAATTCCCCAATCTAAACGATAAAACCAATCTAATTTATTATAATCAAACATATATCGTTTAGCTCTTTTGAAATTCACCCCATATCCTTTTTCCCACACATCATTTAGAATTTTTAGTGTTGTAAATAAATAACAATCTATATTTTCTAAATACCAAACTCTTTTTCTTGTTTCAGTTCTCGCTGCAAATCCTACTTTTGTACTATCACTCAATTCTAAATTATGCGTAAAATCATAATAATTAGGAATATCAATGAACTCATACTCTGCATGCTTTGGAGTTTGAAATAATCCTATCCAAATTCGTTTTTTAGCCTTTTCAATTATAGTATTTTCCCATTCTGAATCTGCTCCATAATGTTGTATACCAGGTGAATCTGAAAATAATCCAGCTTTGAGAGACATATCAATTGAATTATGCATTACATAACTTTCAATCTTGTCCAAATTGTTAAGGATTGCTGAGTTAGGGTAGTAGTGTCCGTGTAGTATGTGTATTCGCCGAGCACTATTTATAAGTTCATCGAACTTATCTTTATCATCCACTTGCCAATAAATTTCGAGGGGGAATTTCGCCCCCTCAAAATCATCGGGTTTCTTTCTATGTATAAGTAGGATAGGTTTTACTTTTAAGTGAGGAACAACGTATTCTACAAAGTTATTCACCCAAACATCACTACCAGCACCTACTTTATTTCCGAAACCTGTTGTATAATATACATCATACATTCTTATAAGCTATTATTCTTCTTTAAATTTTCGATTTCGATTGTTAAAGAATCTATTTGATTTTGTTGTGCTTTAATACCTTCAATTAATAATGCTACTAATTTATCGTATTTAACCGCTTTATATCCGTTTTCTCTTGTTTGAACTAATTGTGGAAGAACTGCTTCAATTTCTTGTGCGATTACACCCACATCATTTCCTTCATATCCATGTTCAATTTTATTTTCTTCTTTCCAATCATATGTGTTACCACTAATCTTTCTGATTTTTTCAATTGGATTTTCAATTGCTTTGATATTTTCTTTGAAACGAATATCTGAAGATGAGAATGCTACGATATCATTTGTTGCATCTATTCTACCAGCAGTTGCACTTGCTGCCATTCCAACTCCTAATGAATTGAATTGAACATTTGATGAAGTTGCTACTGCTTGTCCGATTGCAATTGAACATGCTCCGGTAGTATTTCCTAAAGTAATACCTGTTCCAGCTGAAACCGATGTTACACCGGTATTTGTAATAACAGGAGTTGAACCTTCACCCGTTGCCGTTCCTACTGTGATACCTGTTCCAGCGGTCATACTTGCTACATAATCACCGGTTGTATCAGTTCCCAATGCTACTGAATTAGCAGCGATTGTAGTTGCAAATGAAACGTTAGCTAAATTAGTAATAGTTCCAGTACCAGTTACATCACCTGTTAAAGTGATTGAGATATCAGTTCCTTCTAATGTTGTTACTCTACCACTTAATGCATCTGTTACTGTTTTAACTGAACCACTTATTGTTGATATATCAGTTGCTCTTGCTGATGCTAAACTTGCAGAAGTTGCAAAAGTATCGGTTACTGCTTTTACTGAAGAACTTAATGAAGTTATTGAAGTTGCTGTTGCACTTGCTACACTTGCAGAAGTTGCAAAAGTATCTGTTACTGCTTTTACTGAAGAACTTAATGATGTTACACTTGCATCTGTTGCAAATGTTGT